GCTGTCTAAGCGCAACTTGTGGAATAATGGGACTTGGGTGGTTCGTTCCATCAAGGGAAAACCACAGTTTCTCAGTGTCCACTCAACAGGCAGGGCAATGGACTTGAGTTGGCGTGGCAAGTCCCGTCAAGAAGCCAATAAGGTTATTGAAATGATTGTTGCCAACGCTGATGCGTTGGGTGTTGAAATGGTTTTGGATTATTTCCCTAAACCATATGGGCGTGGTTACAAGTGTACCCGCAAGGGATGGATGAAATACACAAAACATACTCTTGGCGGTGCCCCTAGAGGTGACTGGTATCACATAGAATTGTCACCAGAATTTGCCGATGACCCGAAGAAGGTCCACGAAGCGTTTAAGGCTTTGTTTAAGTAATATCCCCGATTGATGACTACGGTTGTCTAGGATGGTAATATGAAAAAAATAATCCTGATGGCTATTGCCATATCTGTTTTAGGTTTCCCCAGTGTTGTCCACGCTAAACACTATCCCACACTTCGTTGTTGGAACCACTATGGTATTATAGAGATGGTTTCAGATAGCAAGGTCATGATGTACGAGGTGGATTATATTATGTGGCGAGAATCACGATGCAAAGCATCGGTGATTAACCGAAAAGACCCTAATGGTGGGTCGCTTGGATTGTTTCAGATTAACAAGTTTTGGTGTAAACCAAACAGATATACCAAGCAGGGTTTCCTTCAGGATGCTGGTGTTTTAACAAAATGCAAAGAACTGTATAATCCTATAACCAGCGGTAAGGCTATGATGGCTATTTATGATTATGCAGATAACCGTTATGGCGACGGTTGGGGACCTTGGGGCGGAAAACCAAATGGAATTAACTGAACTATTAAACGAAGCGGAATGGCGTAAGTGTCGTGGACCAGAAAATGCTACAGTTGAAGAACAACTAGAAGCGTTCTCATATTTCTGTTCCAAGTATTGGTATATTAAACATCCTAGTCAGGGTCGCATTAATCTTGAGTTGCGTCCTGCACAGATTGAAACTATTCGTGTGTGGATGTCGGAAAGATATAGCATTGTGTTGAAAGCCCGTCAGATTGGGTTTTCTACTTTGGCTGCAGCCTACAGTTTCTGGTTGGCGTATTTTGTTAGTGACCGTTTTATTGTTATGTTATCCAGAACGGAACGAGAGTCTGTTAAGTTGTTGGCTAAAGCCAAATATGGTTTTAGGTTTTTGCCGTTATGGATGCGTGAACGGGGACCTAAACAGGTTACGGAACATCAGTTGAAGATGGTTTTTGATAACGAGTCTGCTATTGAGTCGTTGCCGTCTAGTAATGACCCTGCTCGTGGTGAGTCGGTGTATTTGGTTATTGTTGACGAGTGGGCGTTTTTGCCCAATGCTGAGGAAGCGTGGGCTTCTATTGAACCTATTGCCGATGTCGGCGGTCGTGTGATTGGTTTGTCCACTGCTAATGGTTCTGGAAACTTTTATCACCAGTTGTGGGTTGGCTCCCAAACTGGAGCCAACAAGTTTAAAGGCATTTTCTTTTCTTGGTCGGCTGATGGTGAGCGTGGACAAGATTGGTATGATGCTAAAGCCAAGAACATGAATCCTTGGCAGTTGCATCAGGAGTATCCGTCTTTTCCCGAGGAAGCGTTTATTAAGTCTGGTAACCCTGTGTTTGATACACAGATGTTAGATGACATGACTCTAATTGAGCCGTCTATTGGTTACTATCATCTGTACTCTGATGGGGCTGGTGAATTCCGTCACAGTGAAAACGGCGAGATGATGGTATGGGATTTCCCTAGGTTGGAAAGCGTTTATGTGATTGGAGCCGATGTCGCTGAAGGTTTAAGTTATGGTGACTATAGTTCGGCACATATTATTCAGGCTGATACTGGTATTGTCGTTGCTACTTGGCATGGGCGTATTGAGCCAGACTTGTTTGGTGAACTTTTATGTGAGTTGGGCTGGTGGTATAATAATGCTTTGTTAGGTATTGAAAACAACAACCACGGTTTGACCACTCTTAAGGCTGCACAAAAGTATGGTTACCGTAACTTATATAAGCAGCGCCGTTTAGCCCATGTTCGCCCTGAGGCTACCGATATTTTGGGTTGGCGCACTAGCGCCACCTCTAAGCCGCTTATGATTGACGAGTTATCTGCCGCTATGCGTGATAACGCTATTGAGATTTATGACCGTTTAACCATAGCAGAGTTACGCACTTTTGTCCGTAAGGAAAATGGTAAAACTGCTGGTAGCCCTCATGATGACAGGGTTATTTCTTTGGCTATTTGTAACCAGATGTTGAAATATGTGTGGTTGCCAGAGTATCGTCAGGATACGGCTCCCCCAGCCAACAGCCTTTTGTGGTGGGAAAAACACATAATGGACAATCAGCCAGTACAAAAATCGTTTATTGGCTCACATAATGTGCGTCAACGCACACCATTCTGATTCTAGGGAACAGATATCGGTATTATGATGGAATTTATATGTCAAACTTGCGAAAATCAGTTTTATTCTGAACAGAAACCTCACCGTGGTGAGATTTGTTTCAAGTGCCATATTAAAGGGGTTCATATCGGATTTAGGTATGGCAAAGACAATTTTCATGGTGATACCATTGCTGAGAAACAGCGCAAAATTGTTGCCGATGCCGCTATTAACGGAGTACAGGCTGAGCCTGTAACTAATTGGATGTAATATGTCGCAAATTTGGGTTCCTATAGTCGTTGCTGTAATCACAGGTCCAGTAGTGGTGGTGTTGCAGAAGTTGCGTAAAGAAAATACCGAGCAGCACAACGAAGGTAGAATCCTTTTACGACTAATCGGCACAAAAGTTGATAAGATAGGTAGCAAATTAGACAACCATATCGGTTGGCACGAGGGGCAAAAGGACGCAGAATAATGGCACGCAAAAATTTAGGTGATTACCTTAAGAGGCAAAAACTTTCTATTGAGTCAAGCCGTAAGTGGCGCAAAGATGACGGTTATGATGCAACATGGCAGCGTCTAAAAGACATGTATCGTGGTCGTCATTTTGACGACTACAAGAACGAAGACCAGATGCTGGTTAACATTGCGTTCTCAACTGTTAATGTTATCTCACCAAGCATCTCGGTTAACTATCCCAAGATTACCGTTAACGCAGTTAACCCAGATAATGCCGCTAATGCTGTCATTGCTGAAGCGGTTGTAAACTATTGGTGGAAAAAGCGTGACATCCGTACACAGTTCCGTCGTGCTGTAAAAGACATGTTAACCTTTGGTCATGGTTGGGTTAAGGTTGGTTACCGTTTCGTTGAAGAAGAAGCAATGTCAATGGAGGACGAGGAATTCTCTGATGCTGCTGTAGAAGGCGGTAAGGAAACACCTAATTTAGTTATTCGCGAGGATGCCCCGTTCGCAGAACGGGTATCCCCACATGATGTGTTCGTTGACCCAGACGCAACCAGCATGAGCGACATCAAATGGATTGCACAGCGTATTCGTCGCCCTATTGGTGAAATCAAAAACGATAAGCGTTACATTAAAGCAGCCCGTG